TAAACCAAACAACACACTGTACATTCACGTTATAAAATTAAAAAACATGAATCAAAACAAATTAACTCAGAATCATTACTTGTATGGAAACAAAGGTGCCGTATGGACAAATGCAGTACATATTGCCAAATCAGGACAAGCAAGAACATTATGTGGTACACCAATGTTAAGTAACAACTGGGCACGTATATTAGAAATTGAACATGCCGGATGTCCAAACTGCATAGCGGCATATAACAGTGCAAATAGATACGGTGATGAATCACCTGAAGAATATAAGCGCATGTTGATGGAGGTTGGTATAGTAAAATAAAGGAGAACGCGACGGGCCCCCACCCGTCGCTATTTTAAACTTATGAAAAAAAAAGAAAATGAAAATAAACAATAGCGGAGCGATAGCGTAGCGACGGCGCAACGGGCCCACGGCAATAGCGGTCCATCGACGCGCCGCATATATGGCGCGGAATTCCCCGTATCTACAGATAAAGGACGATCTTTACCCAATGCGCGCATATATACACATATCCGGCAAAACACGGCTAAATCTACGCCCCACAAAATCCATTATAACCCTTTTGGCAAACATTTCTAGATCCGCAATCCTTTCTTTTATACGGATTTTTTTGGAAATCAAATGTATATACGTACCTTCAATAAACTAAATTAAAATGAAACTAGCAGACAAAATCAAAAACCACCCATCAGTTGAAGAATTTTACATAGATTCAGATGGGTATTGGGCTAACTTAAAAGATGAGTATACTTGGTATGGTTGCAGTGCAGCTAGAGAAGACACATTAACCAGACTATGGTCAGCATTACAACACGAAGTAGTAACTAGGGTTGAATGGGATAAATTAGATTAAAAAATTAAAACAATTCATGATTAAACACATTACATTAGAGGAAGCTAAAGAAAATTACTACCCTAAACCAGCGGGAATGTCTGTTAGATATACAGACGCATACACACTTACACAAGATAATGATAATGAACATTGTGAACACGTTCACTATTGGGTTAAACGTCAACGTTTTGATGCTAGCTTATCATTCAACCAAGGATATATCTATATTTTGGAAAGTAAGGGACAACCGGGTATCTTAAAGATTGGGTATACGGATCGTACCCCGCAACAACGTTTACAGGAAATTAACGCAGGTACCGGTGTTATTATACCTTGGTATATTGTTAATTCATTCGCATGTAAATCGCCCGATTACATCGAGACACTCGTTCATCAATCCCTTACTCAATACCATGTAAATAAGGAGGGTTTTAACGTTAGTATTCGCGAGGCTGAGCGTGTTATCGATAAGATCATTGACGAGAATAATGCTGGTGTTTAGATTTATATTTATAATCTTTTTACCCGGAAACCCCATTCATATATTTATACCCAGCAACTAATACAAAATTATAACATGGCAGAATACTTACTACACGATAAAGATAAAGCGGCTTTTATTAATCGTATGAATAAATTATTAAAGCAGGTTAAACCTAACCTTGAATTAGATAGTACTAATTTTATTGATATACCCGGTAATGGTGGTGCCAATGATATGTCTATATTTGTTACTGAAAACCCTATTGAAGAAAAGATGCTTGACATGTTAATTGATAAGCGTTCTTTTTCATATAAAGTTAAAAAAGTTAATCTTAAAGAAATTATTAGCGCATCTCATAATTAAGCCTAATTGATTGAAAGTCTTTTAGGCTTTCTTTCTATTCAAGATCGCTGTATATACGTATCTATTGATGATAGAAATGTAAAAGCCCTAAGAAAATAGAGCGGTATAAACTTGGATATATCAAGAATAAGTCGTATATTGCACTTAAAACTTTTAAATTATGAAATACAAAGAACAAGCCCTTAATAAAATTGGTAAGGTTGAAAACCAAATTCGTGCTTTAGAGATTGCTATTAATAGATCTTCGTCATTAGCTGAAATTCTTGGCACTATTGAAAAAATTAAAGAATTAGTTAAGTCGTTGCATGATACTATTTCTATTGAAAATGATGAATGGAGTTAATTATGATAACAATTATTATTATATTATTTATTTTATTAGCTGCTGCAGGTTATATTATTTATAACTTATTTAAAAAAGTTGAAGTACTAGAACAAATTGTTGATTCACAAGAACAATATATTAGTAAGTTCTCGGATACAGTTGGCTTTGCTAATAAAAGGTTAGAAGATATAGATGCTAAAGGAACTTTCCAATCTGATGATGAGATTGGTTGGTTTTTTGAGAGCATAAAAACATTACAAAGAGAATTAAATGATTTCAACATTAATGAAAACCGTGGAACAAACAGAAATAATAACAATAGAGGATAATTCAGTAATAATTGAGTTAACTAAATCAGGAAAACCACGTAAACGTAAACCTAAAACATCTAATACTTATTTCACTGAGGATACTCAAAATGCTATTGTTGAATATGTTAAATCGGATGATCAAGAGTTTAGAGATACTGTTTATCGTGAACGTATTGAATATGGGTTTTTTAAATTAACTCAAAACATCATTCATACATTTAAGTTTTATTATACAGATGGTGAATCAGTAGAAGATGTACAACAAGAAGTAATTGCGTTCTTACTTGAAAAACTTAAGTTATATAATCCAATTAAAGGTAAAGCGTATTCATATTTTGGTACTATTGCTAAACGTTATCTTATTCTTAAAAATAAGAAAAATTATCAAAAACTACAAGATAAAGGTGACTTAATTGAGGTTGATGATGATAAGAAAGTTAAGGAAGAAGTAATGAATAGTCATTATGGTCAAGATCATAATCTTAGTGAGTTTATGGGGTTGTACATTCGTTATATAGATAAACATCTTCACAAGTTATTTCCTAAAGAAATAGATGCTAAAACAGCTGATGCTATTATGGAGTTATTTCGTAAACGTGAAGCATTGGATATTTTTAATAAAAAGGCATTATATATCTACATTCGTGAAATGATTGATGTTGATACACCACAAATCACTAAAATTACCAAAAAATTAAAAATAGTATATGTTGACTTGTTTAATAAATACTATGATGTAGGTTATGTAAATATATAACTTTTTTTTGCTTTTATATTTATAATCAAAAGATAAAATATGAATTTTGATCAAGTAATGTGGGGTAATAAAAAATTCTCTGATTTACTTAAAGATATATATACTAATTCTAAAGATAAAGAGAAACAAATTAAGGAATTAATTGAAACTCTAAAACCACTAGTTAAAGATTCCCAATCAGCTCTTATGATTGTGCCTTTAATTGCTGAGCATTTGAATATTAGTGTTAAGAATGATGAACAATTGATTAAATTGGCCGGTATAGTACAACGTGCTATGTCTGGTTCTTCTGATGAAGCGGCTAGTTTTATTTTAAGTGAAGCAGAAAAAGAACAATTATTCTCAGCTGTTCAGGAAGTTAATGAAACCATTTCAGGCCCAAATAAAAATTAATTATGCCACGCGTACGAGAAGGTTTATCGTTTATTACAACTGCTATTGGTAATAACAATTATTTACCTCCTTTTGAATATAAGGTAGGGAAAGTATATGCTGTTATATTAAATGAAAGAAGTGTTCCCCAACAAGTATGGTTAGATAATGGTGGTTGGGCTGGTATTGGTACTATACTATATCAAGAATATATTGAAGACCAAGAAATACTTTTAGAAAATTTAACAGATAGTGAACTTGCTAAGTTACCTACTGCTTTACCTTTGTATCCAAACCAAAAATATTTTCCCTTACCAGGTGAAATAGTATTACTACAAAATCTACCATCAGCACCTTCTCCTATTACTAGTAAAACAGAAGAAACATATTATTCTACTGTCATTAATGCTTGGAATAGCCCCCAGTTTAATGGTTTGTTTATAGAAGAAAATAAAAATTTACTATACAATTCATTTACAGAAAATCAAGACTTTAGAGGTTTACAAACATTTGAAGGTGACTATATATTAGAAGGCAGATTTGGAAATGCTATCCGTTTTGGAAGCACAAATAAATCAGGCATTCAGGATTTATCTCCTTGGTCTACTAATCCAAGTGAATTAGATAGTAATCCTATATTAATACTTTCAAACCAACATAATAATAAACTTTCTGATTCTGATTTATATGTTGAAAATATAAATAAAGATGGTTCTTCACTTTATCTTACATCACAACAAATAATTCCTCTAAATATTGGGAATGTTAATTTAAGTAATATTACGGCACCTATTGGAATTAGAGATTTTATTGACCCTCAAGTAATATTAAATGCTGATAGAATTGTTATTTCTTCTAAATCAGATGAAGTTTTAGTATTTGGAAAAATAGGAGTTGAACTATATTCTCAAGGAAGTATTTATTTTCAAAGCAATAAAGTAGGAATTACTCTACAGGATAATAATATATTTTTAGGTCCGTATAATAATGTTCAAACAAGTCAACCTTTAGTACTAGGTAATAATTTAAGAGAATTTTTAACAGGTTTATTTCAAGCATTAAGTGATTTTAGTGTATCAATAGTTGATGCTAAATCTACTCCTGAGGGTTTAACTATTACACAAGTTGGATTAGCAGCTGAAGCTTTACAAAAATATATTAGCAGTAATTCAACTAATTTAGAAAAAGCTAATTATTTACTTTCTAATACAACATATACTTTATAATGGCTAACATAGATGAAAGAATACAGGCTGCTCAAAAAGCATTAGAGGATGCTGAAAAATTGTATAGTGATGGGGAAAGAAAATATAAAGCTGCTGAAGCTGTATACAACCAGGCTAAAACAGCAGCTGCACAAGCTGCCGGATTTGTAAAAGCATTAAGTAATACTAATATTGATACACTACAAGCTTTAAAACTAGCAGCTTCATTTGCACCTGATCCTAAAGAATATGCTGCTGCTGTCAACCAACCCGGAGCTGATATCCAAGCTATACAAAGACAGCAATTAAATAGTGCTATAGGAAAGTCAAATGTTGCTGAGCTTGCAAGAAAAAAAGCAGAAAGAGAAATACAACAAGCTACTAAATTTTTAAACGGAATTAGTGCACGTATTGCTACTATAACAAATCAATTAGGTATAGTAATATCAGGTATTTCTTTAAGAAGAAAAGCAGATATAGAAAAATTAAAAAGTACAGCTAAAGTAAAAACTAAACGTAAAAAAATTACATTAAATAATGCTAGAGCATTTATAAAAAAGAATAAAGCTGCTATCAAGGCAGTAGCTAAAGCAGCTTTGTTATATATTACTGCTAAAGTATTAAATGATCAAATCCAAGCACTATCAGCTAATGTTCAACAATTAAGTGAACTTGTAGATTCAGTAAATGATCAAATTGAATCAGTTGAAACTAAACAAGATGTTTTAAAAGCAAGAATAACACGTGATGCTGCTTTAGTATCATTAAATAATGCAGAACGCCAAATAACAAAAATTAGAGATACATTTAAAACTTTAGAAACAATACTTATTATAACATCTTTAGCTTTAAATATATTGTTGTTATTTCCTATACCTACAACACCTAAAGTTGTGCAGAAAATAGTAAACGTTATGTTAACTTTAGATTCTATTACCATAATTGTGGGTATTACTAAATCAGCGCTTGATGACTTAGTTGCAGAAGTACAATATCAAAAATCTAGATTATTACCTATAAGCGATGTTATTGATCAAGCTATTAATGACAATTTAGATCCACTCGAAATTGCTGGTTTATTATCTGGAAGAGGTAATTTAGGACAGTTAGGATTAATAGAAGGTATTATATATAGAGGATTTGAATTTGCTATATATGAAGAAAATGATCCTCGATTTGTTGTAGCTGGTAATAAACGTCGCTATGCTGTTGCATTAGATCGAAGTGGATTTATAGCATTACAATCTCGTCCATCATTTACTTTAGACCCAGATGTTTTAATTGAAGAATTAAAACTAATTATAGATGAACAAAATCTTGAAGCTTAATATTTATTAATATGGAAACACAAAAACTAAAAAATCTTATTAAAGAGGCTGTTAGAGAAGTTTTGAAAGAAGAATTAGCTAATCTTGGTAAACAAAAGATTCAAGAATCTTTAGGTGTACAAGAAGAATGGCCAACTGTTAAACTTAACACAAATAATGTTAATCCTGCATTTCGTCAAAGTTTAATGGATCAGATGGGTATAAACCCACCACCTATGCCTCAAGCTAAACCAACAACATTTGCTGAAAAGCAAAATGTATACCAAAACATGCTAGCACAAGTTGCTTCAGAAATGAAACACAACCCAGCTGATTTGAATAATTTTAGAAACGTTCAATAATGGCTTATATAAGAAGTACTAGAGTTGATCCTAGAGATCTACGCAAAAATACAGCAATTGGTGTTAAATTACCATTTAATGCAGGTGGTGTATTTTATAGCGTATTTTCTACTACGGAACAACTTAAGTACAATCTTATTAATTTATTGTTAACGGCTAAAGGTGAACGAATTGAAAATCCTAATTTCGGAACAGCACTAAAAGCACAATTGTTTGAACAAATAGACCCAACATCTTTTAGTGATATACAGGAAAGTATCATTGAAAGCGTTCAGACATATATTCCTGAAATAAAAATAAATAAAATAGATTTTATACCTGATACTGATATTAATGTATTGACTGTAAGCATTACATATCAAATATTAATTTCAGGTCAAACAGATACCGTAACCGTTAATTTTGAATAATGGCAGATAATAAAAACATATCTTACTTAAATAAGACATTTCCTGAGTTTAAAGCATCTCTTATTGAGTTTGCAAAAAACTATTTCCCTAACACGTATACTGACTTTTCAGAAGCATCCCCAGGTACCATGTTTATTGACATGGCTGCTTATGTTGGTGATGTATTATCATTTTATACGGATGCTCAAATTCAAGAAAACTTTGTTTTAACTGCTACTCAAAAACAGAATTTACTTAATATGGCTTATTCTTTAGGCTATAGACCTAAATCGTCATATGCGTCTGTTTCTGTTGTTGATTTTTATCAACGTGTTCCTATTGTAGGTAATGCTCCTGATCTAGATTATTGTTTAATTATTCCTGAAAACACACCATTACAATCTGCTACTACTGGTACTAAATTTATAACAATTGAAAAAGTAGATTTTTCAGATACAGGGTCGGTTGAAATTAGCTTATATGATGGTAGTAACTACTTATTTAAAAAATCAGCTAAAGTAATATCAGCTGAGATTAAAAATACAACTTATACATTTGGTGCTCCTGTTAAATTTACTTCTGTTGAATTAAATGAACCTAATTTTTTACAAATATTAAGTGTATCAGGAAGTGATGGGAGTACATGGTATGAGGTACCTTATCTAGCACAATCTAACGTCATTAATAGAACAACTAATAATGGTACTAGTGCAAATAAAGTTCCTTATTTATTAAGTTTACTTGAAACACCTAATCGTTATGTTACTAGAATTAAAACAGACGATATTTTAGAAATACAGTTTGGTTCAGGCATGTATACAGTAGCGGATGATGTTATTATTCCTAATCCTGACACTATTCAGTTAGGTTTAGTTCCATCTGTAGATACATCTGATTTAGTAAATAACTATAACCAAGCAGCAGTATTTTATACTAAACAATATGGTACTGTACCTGCTAATATGACTTTATATGTGCAATATACTGTGGGAGGTGGTGTTGAAGCTAATGTACCTGCAGGTGATATTGTAATTATTAATTCAACTGCTGGTATAAATGCTGTTAATCCTGCAGATACTACTACTTCTTTAACTACACTGGTTTGTGGAAATGCTATTCCTGCTACTGGAGGTAGAGGAGGAGATACAGTTGAAGAAATTCGTTTAAATACATTAAATGCATTTTCAGCACAGCTAAGAGCAGTAACTAAGGATGATTATATGACTCGCGCTTTAAGCATGCCTTCAGAATTTGGTACTATTGCTAAAGTATATGTTGAACAAGCATCTCTTTTATCATTAGCAACAGGTAATGATCCATTAATTGATAATAATCCATTAGCATTATCAATGTATGTTTTAGCATATAACAGCACTAAAAAATTAGAAAATGCTACTTCCGATTTGAAGAATAATTTAAAACAGTATATTGAACCATTTAGAATGGTTACAGACGCTATTGATATTAAAGATGCATTTTATATTAACTTAGGTGTTAATTTTGATATAACCGTAATTCCTGGATTAAATAATAATCAAGTATTAACAGATTGTATTATTGCTCTTACTAATTTCTTTGATACAGATAAATGGCAAATAAATCAACCTATTGTATTATCTGATGTGTATTCTCTTTTATTACAAATAAAAGGTGTACAAACAGTAGTAAATGTTGGTTTTACAAATAAATCCGGGAATGATTATTCCCCATACAGTTATGATGTAGCTGGAGCTCTTCGTAACGGTGTATTGTATCCATCTTTAGATCCTGCTGTATTTGAAATTAGATATCCTCAAGTTGATATACAAGGTAGAGTTATAACTTTCTAATAGCTCTATATTTATTACAAATACATAGCATAGATGGCCATCTATAAAATATACCCTGAAAAGGATACAACGATTTATTCTGCATACCCAACAACAAATACGGGGCTAGATCAGATATTGGAGATATCAAATACTTTACCTCCATTTGAAAGTAATACTCAAGTATCTAGAACATTAATACAGTTCCCATTATCTACTATCCAGCAAGTAATTACTCTAGCAGGAGGACCAGGTAACTACTCAGCATTCTTAAAAATGTTTGTAGCTAATGCTACTGAATTACCTGATGATTATACATTATATATTAATCCTATTTCTCAATCTTGGCAAGAAGGTACAGGTAGATATCTGTATAACCCACCTGTTACAACAGATTGTACTTGGACTCAAAGACAAAATGGCATTGATTGGCCTACAGCAAGCTTAGCAGCTAATACAACTGCATCATTTCAAAGTGATGCTCCTGGTGGTGCTGTATGGTATGAATTATTTGAAGATTCTCAATCATTTTCTATAAATGTCACTAAAGATATTAATGCTAATGTGACAGATATTGTAGGTAACTTTAATAACTTAAATATACCCAACAATGGTTTTTTAGTTAGAATGGAGGGAGGATATGAATTCAATGCTTCATCTTCTTATTCGTTAAAATATTTTTCTAAAGATACTCATACTATCTATCCTCCTCAACTCGAAATTAGATGGGATGATAGTAGCTATAATACTGGATCTTTAACAGTTTTACCTAATGATAATACTGTAATTACGCTAGGTAATAATGTAGGACAATACAATACAAATACTACATATCAATTTAGAGTAAACGCAAGACCTACTTACCCTGTAAGACAGTTTGTTACCCAATCTGTTTATACTTTAAATCAGGCATTACCATCAGCATCATATTATGCTGTACAAGATTTAGATACAGGCGAATATATTGTAGATTTTGATACTAATTATACTAAGGTAAGTTGTGATAGTAATGGTAATTATTTTAATTTATATATGACATCTTTTCAACCTGAGAGATATTATAAAATTTTAATTAAATCATCTTTTGAAGATGGCTCAACAGTAGTATTTGATAACAATTATACGTTTAAAATTAATAAATAATGGCTGAAGTAATTCCTGTAGAGTTAGCTGTTTATAACAAGGATAGATTTTCTAAAGTTATAGATACACAGTTTAGTGAATTAACAGTACCTGAAGTTATAGCTCCAGAAACTACTGTTGATGATTTTTTTACTTTATATGATGAATTGTTTTTTGAAATTCCTAAAGAAGGAGATATAAACTCTCATAGATATATTTTAAATAGAGAAATAGAATATTTAGGATTACAACTTGCTGATGATATTAATATACAAGCGTTGTTGCAAGAAGTAACAGATTTAAGACAACAATTGTTAACAGCTGAAACTGAAAATGCTAATCTAACTCAACAATTCACAAATGGCGGATAATATTAAAATAGTAGGTCAAGTCACAGACACATCAATAGTAACCCGTTATTCTGCACAAGATGAACAGTTACTTCTTCCTATTTTACAACAAGATACTTTTGGTCAACTTAATGACTATATTGAATATTTTGTCTTTGATTTAGGGGGTAGTGTTCTTAACTCAGACTACAATTATAAATCATATAAATTACCAACCAACACAGGTTATTCACAAAGTTTATTACCTAGCATTGAAATAAATCCCGTTCAAGATATTGAAAATTTAGGATATCAATCAGGTAATGTTACTTCTAGATATAACTTTTTTAGAAAAGTATCTGGCCAACCATTTGATAATCAATTATTCATTCAGCAAATATCAACAGATAGGACTGAAATAAGAGTAAATTCAACAATACTATCTAACGAACAGTTATTAGGTATTGTTACTAGTTTTGCTCAAAAACAAGAAAGTGTTTCCTATTATTACTACGTAATTTTAAATTTTGGTAATAATAACCAGTCAATAGCTGTAAATGCTTTAAGTAGTGTTGATGATAATGGTGATATAAGTATATTATTTAAATTATACGAACCATTACCTGTTAACTTTGATTTAAAGAGTACATTTTGGATTGTAGAAGAAATTATCAATCCTTATATATTTGATATATCATTAAACAAATTAATTACACCTGCACCTCAACCACAATTAAGAGGTCCTAATTTTGATGTTGATATACAAAGAAAAGGCGTAATACCTACTCAATACAGTAATTATAATCAACTTATAACAGCATTAACTGGTTCTCAATACCAAGCAGTATTGAATGCTCTTACTAATCAAAATGCTAATATTAATGTAGATTATAGTATAATTAATGAATTTGTACATTATAGTTCTGCTGAGAGTAGGTTATATAATTTCATGTTTAAAATAGGTGAAATTGAGTCTTATCAAGCAGAAATTAACACTAATACTCCATTAACGGCAAGTAATACTGCTTTATCAGCTTCTGTAAATAGAGCAAGTTCTAGCATTAATACTATTATAGGTGGGTTTGATGGGTTTGAATCATACTTATATTTTGCTTCAAGTTCACTAACATCATCTATTAAAGAATATACTTTAGAAACAGGATCCTTCTTTGAATATCTAGTTGCTCCTTATCCTAAATCTAATTCTACTCAACCATACACATTATACGCTTCATCATCCTTAACTACTCAAAATTGGTACGCAACGGCATCTAATGTTGCTCTTGCTTATGATTTATCAAATAAAGATTTATTATTAGATGTTATTCCATCCTATGTTAGGGAAGATGTAGATAATTATTATCCATATATTACCTTTGTTAATATGATTGGTCAATATTTTGATAATATTTGGCTTTATATTAATGAATTGCCTGCATTATGGGATAATAATAATAATCTATATGAAGGTATATCACCAGATTTAGTGTATGATTGGTTAGAATCATTTGGAGTTAAATTATATAACTCACAAGGTGATCAAAGTTATTTGGATTACACTGTCGGAGGATATAGCGGTAGTATCGCATTTAATGGCGATTATTCGCCGTCAAGTAGTTTTTTGAATAATGTCCCGCGAAAGGATTTAGTGACGGATACTTACAAGAGAATATACCATAATTTACCTTACTTATTTAAAGCTAAAGGATCACACGGTGGTTTACAAGGCTTAATTACATCATTTGGTGTAACAGGTTCAATATTACCTATTAAAGAATACGGTGGAACAACTGACTATCAAGATTTAAAAGGTTATTCACCTGATAAGATTAGAATATCTAGCAATAGTATTACGGGTAGTGTATTATCTCCGATTAAACGTTTAGAAACAACCCCAACATCATCAAGAGATATTAGAAGTCAAGATTTACATTTTATTGATGTATCTTTTTCTCCCCAAACACAAATTGATGCTGCTGTGTCCGCTTCAATTACAGCTGTTTCATCATCATGGGTAATTGATCAATATATTGGGGATCCAACCGATTTACAATTAAACACATACCCTTCACTATCATTCCAGAAAGATTATTGGTTTGGACAAACATTCGATGAACCATTTGATTACGGTGGGTTTATAAGATTAATACAATTCTTTGATAATTCATTATTTAAAATGGTTAAAGATTTTACTCCTGCTAGAGGTAATACCTGGACAGGGGTATCTATTAAATCACCTGTACTTGAAAGACCAAAAGTAGCTCAGTATAATCCTAATATGTCTAATATACAAGAATATGATGCTCCATATTCAGGTGCTGCTATTATTCCTGTATATGATCCTTATTACTTCTATTTAGCAGGAGATAAAATACCATATTATAATGGTAATATTTCTGGTTCATTTATTGATACTTATGCTTATTTTGAAGCGGAAAATAGAAATCCATATTTAGTAAACAATACAGTAGGATATGTTCCTCCTGGATTTGTAAGTGGTAGTACAAATTTTGTACTTGATTATAATGCTCCTAGATATGAAAATTTCTTCCTAAACTCAGATTTCAATGTACTACAGAATAATATTGATATTAGTCTAACATCTGAATATAGAAAACAACTAGTACCTATAATGTCTGTTGATAGCTTAGGAAGAACATTTACTTCTTATTCTATTACTCAGTCAATTGAATTACAAGATTCATACTTATCTTTAAAATCCTATACTAATCCTAGATACGATGGGGTACAAATGTATAGTAGATTTTTTAATACATGGTCTTTTGGAGATAATTCTTATGGTCAATCACCTGTAATTAATTATAATGTTAAAAAATTAGGTTTATTTACTGAAGTGGTAGATAGCAAATATATTCCTTATCAAAGCAATATTGTATTAAAATATTTAGTTGACGAAACAGGTAAATTAACCGAATTAAATAAACGTAATAGAAACTGGGAAGAAGTTCAAAATACATTTAAAACAGGAGAAACAATAAATGTTTCATTATTTAATTCTCAACAATATTCTAACCAAATACAAACAAATGGTAATAAATTAATTGCTGAAAGTGGTTATTCTTATTTTCCTGTATTTTATGCATATGGTAATGAATCATCCTCATTCAATACTGCCTTTGTATTTAATGCTCCTGGAATTGTTTCTCAAAATATTTTAGATGATTACTTTATAGTAAATACAGTAACAGGAAGTATAGTACCATCAAGTGCTACATTTACTTCTTCTAGCTATAGTAGCTCAAAATACGAAGTATGGAATTTATTTAATACTACAGGTTCTAATTCATTCTTAGGAAATTATTTCTACCCAGGACAAGGACCAGGTGGTTCTGCTATGGTTACTTCTTCTTATTATATTATACCACAAGAAGCAAACTATCAATTTAATTATGATTTTTCTTTAGCCGTTACTGCTTCAGCAGGTGCTAATAAATCTATAACAGGTAGTATGGAATTATGGTTAAGTAGTTCTGCTGGATTTAATTTAGTTAGTGCAAGTATAGTTACAGCTAGTGCTGCTAACTTTGTAGCAACATCTTATAGAGCTATTTTAGGTAAAATAAAAACAGGTTTTACTAATGTACAAGCTGTATGGAACGGGAATGAATTTAATGTATACAACGGGTATACAATATATGAATATGCTTTACCTAATAGTTTAACTCCTATTAGCTTAGTTAATTTAACAGATGATAAAGTATACAGACAATATAACTATACAGGCTTTTTTAATGATACTACATTCGGCAGACCAGTATACGAGAATAATGTATTTTTAGGTACTTTTTGGGTTGAATCATCATTAAATCCCAATAATTATAATAACGTTACGTTGTATTCAGATATTTCAGATGCTGTAACTAATGTTCCTGGAACTGTTAATATTGATATACCTTTTAGACAAACAATTAATTTAAATTCATCTGATATTGAACTAGATGATAAAGTAGTATTTAGATTTTTCTTAGACAGTAATAACACAACTGTTACAGCGTCATTAAAAGAAAGTGGCTCATTAAAGGTAACCCCAACTAATAATTCATTATTTGTAACCGGTTCGCAGGTTTGTATTGATCAGTCAAATAATGCATTTTATTTAGGAACAGGGTTATCCCAATATTTTGGTCCTGCTTATTTCTTTAATCCGTTAGATTCTGATGTATCTGCCTCATATAATTCTTTATATACAAGCTATGGTGATATTTTATATCCATTTACATTACAACAAAATGATAAAATTGTAATTCAAGCTGTTGATGAGAATGGCCCAACATTAGAATATACAGTTCAAAACACATTTGTAAATGGTGCTGGTTCTTCGTATATTAATATAGTTGAAGACATTGATGGTTATTTTAATGCATGTAGTAAATTTTATAAAATATTATTCTTAAAACGCATCGTAGATGAAACTAATGTTATTATAAATCTTACAAAACCAGCAGGAAAAACATCATATGGTTTTTCAATACCACAAAATATAAGTCAAACAGTTCTTGATAATATTGATGTAATTACTAAAAATGTAAATCAACAATTAATAACTGTTAACTTTAATACATCAACTCCATAGAAATTTAATATTTATAATCAAAATATCACAAAATAATGGCTATTTTAAACAATAATACTGTAACAATTGATGCAGTTTTAACCGCTAAGGGCAGAGAGTTATTAGCGAGAAATGATGGTTCTTTTAGAATTACACAATTTTCTTTAGCAGATGATGAGGTAGATTACACTTTGTATAACCCACAACATCCTTCAGGATCTGCATTTTATGGTCAAGCTATTGAAGCTATGCCATTAATGGAAGCATTCCCTGATGATACTCAAATTATGATTTACAAATTAGTAACATTGCCAAGAGGTACAGCTAAATTACCTGTGATTAATATTGGTTACAACAGTATTCAATTAAAACAAGGTTCAACATTAACTATTACACCTCAAACATTGAATTACTTAGGTGCTACTAGTACATTTGAAGCAAATGGATATGCAGTAACAATTTCTGATGTTAGATTCTTATCTACATTCTCTTCAACTGGTGTTCCTGGTTCTGAAATTACACCAACAGGTGTTACTCAAACTTTAGGTTCACAAGTGAGCCAAACATTGATTGGTACTTCATTCACATTAACCGGTACTACAATTAACACATTATTCGGTTCTAATTTAAATCAAATTACAACTACAATTACTGTATTAGGTAGAGATAGTGGTGCTAGAATTACTATTCCATTAACAGTAACAAAATCAAATTCTTAATATATTAATATATGTCATTCGTAAGATACAACCCAGAAGATTCAGTAGTAAGCACAGAAACAGTGGTTAGACCAATGTGGAGTGGTGATACTAATATATTAACTACATACTACACATCTAGTGTTATTACTAGTTCATTTTATGTAAATGCATATGCTGAATATCCAGGTGCATTAACTTCAACATCATCTTCTGTACAATTTGCAGTTCAGTATGGTAACAAATATGGTAGTGGATCAACATATATTAATGCTTCTGTAACTAACCAATTACCAGATAGTTCATCTATTACTCCTTCAAGAGTTGTTTATGGACAGTATAGAACACTATTGTTAGGAACAGAAAGCGGAAGCTTTGAATTTGGTAATGATAATCCAAACGGAATATACATCATTAACATAGCTAGAAATAGATATAAAGAACATACTCAACCAGGTTCAATGACTTTAAAGTTAAAAAATGGTGTTAGTGAAGTTGTATTAACTGATAATAGTCAGATTACAAATACAGCTAATTATACAACTGGTGGTAATTTGTATTACACTTTAATTAGTGGTAGTGCAGGTACATCTTATACAGCCAATGCAGATGCTTCTGTTTATGGTTTCTTATTTCCTGATGATGATATTATTATTTTAAACCCATCAGCATTATCTAAAACAGTAGCAAGTGGTGGTATTGGTTTTAACCCAACAGTAAATACTCCTGGAACTAATAGTAATTTACCATTCCAAATATATACTTTAATATCATCTAGTGCATATTTTGGTTTACAATCAGCAGAAAATGTTTCTGCTCACTACTTCTTTACAAGAGTTAAAAACCAAGACTTTAACTATACTACAAATCCTTCAATTATAGATAATAATGGTAATCTAATTTATACAACATTAATTAATAACCCACAGACATTTATTACAACCGTTGGTTTGTATAATGATCAAAATGAATTATTAGCGGTTGCTAAGTTAAGTAGACCATTGGTTAAAGACTTTACTAAAGAAGCGTTAATTAAAGTAAAATTAGACTATTAATCTAGATAATAATGTTATTGCATGGCATCATTCAAACAGTTGAAATCTTCGGACGTTATAACAGTACCTGTTGTAGCTAATAAACAATGGGATTTTAACTATTGCCCCATTCCACAGAATGATCCTTATATTAATGTTTATAACGGTATAAACTTATCTGGTTTATTTAATCCTGGTGGTGAGCCAATTACTAATGGACAATACGATAGATTAACCTATAAACAAATAGACCAATTATTCTATCACCAATATTCAGGTAGTTTATCTACTGCCTCTTTAGCTTCTTCAATATATTATGCATCCGCTAGCGGACAAAGACCAACAGCATCATATTTTAATTTCAATAATACTCCTGGATTTGTAAATAACTTTCCAACAGCGTCTAATGCTACTATTAAAGTATTATCGATTTCAACTAATTTATATGGTGAAAGAATATTACCATATAGTTTTCAAATGACTTCTTCTACATATAATTTTACTGATGATGGTAGGGGTAATGTATATGATAGTTCAACTCACGTTGGAAATATATTTTACCCAGAAGGAATAGTTGTAATAACTAATTCAGATTATCAATCTATATTTCCATTACCTCCTGTAGCATATAATGATACTATTTTTATTACAAGAAGTGACTATGGAAATCCAGTTACTATATCTGTATCTCCATTAGCAAACGATGATTTAAGAGGTAATACACTTATAAATCAGTCAATACAATTATTTGATGGTGATATTAGTTTCTTTAGTACAGGTTCAAATAATACAGTATCAATGTCATTTAGTGGATTAGGAGTAGGAACATATCAAACCTATTACACATTTCAAGTAACAGGCTCTTATTGTTCCCCATTAACAAGCAGTACAGGAAGCATAATTATCAACGTACAGGATCCTGATTGTGAGTTTGAAATGAGTATAGAGTCATTCCAAGAAATATTATTAGCTTCTCCTTCAATAAGTGGAAGTAATATGGTTGTAACATTAGAAGAATATTCAGGATCTATAGGATAAAAAATTGAAAAATAAAAAATGGCATACACATCTGCTTCGTTTGATATAACTTCATCAGTACAATATGTAGATCAAAACTACAATTATGGTGATATAGATGTGTTTATTATAGAAGGTCAAACAAGTGGATCAAGTGTCTTTTCTCCTGCTCCATCAGCAACGTATAACACATATATACAAGCTGTTAATCCTCAGGTCCAAAATAATACAATCATTGTATTTACACCACCACCTAGCCGTACCCCAACTATAACACCTAGTGTTACTAGAACACCTAGTATTACTCCTACTAAAACAGCTACACCAACTGTAACACCAACAAAAACTGTTACTCCATCCGTTACTATAACAAGAACACCTTCTATTACACCTAGTATTACTGCAACTAGATCAATTACTCCATCTATCACAGCAACTAGAAGTATTACCCCAAGTATTACTGCTACTAGAAGTATTACACCAACAGTTACTATAACTAAAACACCTACTGTAACTGTAACACCAACATTAACTGTTACTCCATCAACATCGCCTTTAGGAAATTTTGACATAGTTGTATCTGCGGCTGCTCCTACAAGAACACCTCAACCTTCAGCTACAACAACCCCAACTATTACTCCTACTCCTACAATAACATCTACTCCATCTATTACACCAACAAGAACTATTACACCATCTATTACTGCAACTAGAAGTATTACACCAACAAGAACTATTACTCCAACAAGGACTATTACTCCAACAAGGACTATTACTCCAAGTATTACTGCTACCCCTACTGTAACTAAAACACCAACTGCTACAATTACTCCATCAACATCGCCTCTAGGTAATTTTGATATTGTTGTAAGCGCGGCTGCTCCTACAAGAACACCTCAACCTTCATCTACCGTTACTCCAACTGTTACACCAACAGCAACAATAACACCAAGTATTACTGCTACTCCTAGTATTACACCAACTGCTACAATTACACCAAGTGTTACTAATACTCCTACTATTACTCCTAGTGTGACTATTACACCTAGTATTACTGCTACTAGAAGTATTACTCCAACACGAACTATTACACCAACACGGACTATAACACCATCTATTACTGCAACTAGAAGTATTACACCTACACCAAGTATAACACCTACTAGAACTATTACACCTACATTAACAGTTACACCAACAAGGACTATCACACCATCGACTTCGCCTTTGGGAAATTTTGATATTGTTGTATCTGCGGCTGCTCCTACAAGAACACCTCAACCTGAACCTTCAAATACACCAACATTAACTGTTACTCCTTCAATTACTGCAACTAGAAGTATTACACCAACAGTAACAGCTACTGCTACTCCAAGTATTACTCCATCAATTACGGCTACTCCTAGTATTACACCAACTACTACTATTACTCCTAGTGTAACAATTACACCAAGTATAACACCTACAACTACTATTACACCTAGTATTACTCCAACACGAACTATTACACCAACTGTGACAGTTACTCCTAGTATTACTAAAACACCAACAATAACACCAACAGCATCAATTACCCCAACACGAACTATTACCCCAACACGGACTATAACACCATCTATTACTGCTACTAGAAGCATAACACCTACAGCTACGATTACACCAAGTATTACTACTACACCTAGTATTACACCAACAGTAACTATTACACCAACTATAACTCCATCACCGTCTAGTTATCCAACACTTAGTGTATACATTAGATTAACAGCACCTGCAACTGAAGCAGATTGTACTAGTGGTGGTTTAGGATATTATAATTTAACTATGAACACATATGACTTCTGTACAGCAACCCAAATGACGGGTAATGTTACAGGATTAACTACCAATATACATTATGTGTGTTATGGGGGTCAATATAGATCAGGTTTCCATAGTGGAACAAATAATTTCTTAAGTACATTTAGTGTTTGTACTTCTTGTATACCTCCTAGCCCTACTCCTACACCAAGCAATACTATTACTCCAAGTATAACACCTACA